CCAGTCCAGTTATAAAGACCAGCAATGTCACTTCGCACATACCCTTTAGCAGCCTTCACGACTGGCCTGGCAGCAGCTCGTAACTCGGTGTTTAATTCCTTAGCCAGGTCGGGAGCATGAAGCCTAAGAGCCTTACGGAGGTTAAGAGCGCCCTTTAGTTCTACTGGCACGTTCTACCTCCTTGGCTCGATTTTTTAGGACTGCAATGATGGATTTCATCATTTGCGGATCCATGTTAATAAATTCTGAAGGCGGAATTCCCGTCTCGACCGCAAGCAATGCGATGGAGTAGGTGAGAGAATCCCGCGTCAGCCGTTTGGGTCGTCCTCTGTTACCTCAACTTTCGCCAAGGATTCTAAGAACTCTTCCCCAAATGGTTTTACCACTTCACCCGAGCGACGTATTGATTCCCAGGCAAGCCAGTAGACGTCCGACTGCATTTCTCTCTCACGGAAGATTTTGTGAAATGATCCGTTGAAATGCTTTTCGAACGCATACTCGATAGCTGGGGTTATCTGATATTCAGATACGTCCCCTGTAGCCCTGGTTATCTTTAACTTTGCCATGTTAGCCCCTAGTTTGTTTTAGTTACGCGGTTGTGATTACGACTGTACCAGAAACGTTCCAAGTAACAGATTGTGTTGATAGATCGCCTACTGCGCCATTGATGTCTGTTAGGTTGTTAACGAGACAAGTCATGGTGTAGAGAGGGTTTGTTGCAGAAGTTGCAGCTGAAGTTTGCTTCAAGGTAACAGTTACGTTAGTTCCGTATGCTGCTTGGAGTGTTGGAAGAACGCTAGCCGCAGCTGTGTCATTCAGGAAGTCGATGGTCAGGCTGGCTTTTTCTAGGCCCTTGACCTGCTTATATCCGGAATCCCCCATGGCTGTGACATTTAGTTCATCAAAAACTCTCGAGAGCGAAATTTGATTGACGTGGTTCGAGAGATCAACGGCATTCACCGTAACGACAACGCCATTATTCATAAATACTGCCATTTATTTTTCCTCATCTTTCTTGGCTTGCGCCGGTGGCTTTGGTGCTTGAATCTGACCAACTTTGATCAGAAATTCTTCTAGTTCTTTTTCATAATCGGTCATCTTTTAGCTCCAACTCGTTACGATACTTACTTGCAATTCACAAGTAAGAAGTTCTCCTGACGCGGCGTTTAGAACGCTTGGCGCAGAAACGTCACCAACGCTGTAAGCGATAATGTCGCTTTGTGTAGCGTCGAATAATTTATTAAATACTGCAACAACCATAGATTCCATGCCTTGCAAGTTGCCTTGGTTATCAAATAAAGGTTGGGTCATAATCAATTTGAAATTGGCAGTTGGTCCTACACTTGCCCATGAATCGTTGCTAGGAGTCAGATAAGGATCGTCCGGCGTGATGATTACTGAGTTCGCCAGAACCGTCGCGGGCGGATACGCAAAAACTTGCCATTGTCCAGCGTTCGCTAGAACAGTAGCAAGAGTCGATCGGAGAGTTGTAATCGCTGGAGTCGTCATTAGCCAACCATTGACCTCGGGCCGAGATAAGGCGAAATTAATCCTCTAACTCGAGCCATCAGAGTGTTACCCATACGATATGGACTTGGACTGAAATCTGGTGAGATTCCACCAGTTTGACTCACCTGACGTGCTTGCCAGACGTCCACGGCTAGGATCATAGCAGCTTCTCTAATTGCTGGAGTTGCCGAATATGCAGTTGTCTGAAGATTAGGACCAGTTACTTTTCCATAAGGAACGATTAAATGATAATTCTCGTCCTCATGAGTTATGGCAGTTTGGATAAGGCTATAACCGCGAGGAAAGTTTAGAGAAGTATAAGGAAAATAAAAGTTAAAGATTGGGAAGGATCCAGAACCAGTCGACCATGGATAAGTCGCGGTGATCGTCTTCTGACCATTATAGTATGGGCCACAATTTGAAATTGTCACGGTTTGTCCAGTAGTAAATGAACCATCACTTGCAAGAACAAAAGTAGCTACGTTATTGGCAACTACTGCGCCAATTACAGGAATGCTATTAACCCAGAGGTATTGATTTAATAAATCTTCAGCTGTTTGGCAAACTTCTTCAAGGGTCGCGTCACTATACAAAGTCCCTATTCCCAAATTTGATCTCAATTCGGCAACTGTTACATATGAAGCGCTCACGATTTCCTTTCTTAAATAGACCTGAGGGCGGCAGGGCTACCAACCGCCCCCAGGATTATATTTGATTTACTTAGGTGAGGTTAAAGCGACGAACGCCAGCAGGAATAAGAACCTTGCCAACGCCATAACCGTAAATGGCTGTTTGGATAGCCATTGAACTCACGACGTTCACGCTAAAGAATGCCTCAGGTGATTCCACCCATAGTGCAGTCTCAGGAGCAACGATGAATGCTGACTCATCTACGAGACCAGCAGTTACGTTCTTGTCTACGAAGAGCGAGAGTCCAAGTACGTTACCCTTGATTGAAGTTGGTGCAGATTGACCTGCAGCATTGTAAGGGTTGATTGCATTATAAATTGGGCGGCCAGTTGTATCAACTGAACCGATCAAAGTTGACCACCAGTTTGTGTTGGTGATGATGTTCTCAGCAAAATATGAAGAACCAGCATATGCTGCAGGAGCTTCTGTTGAGATGAAGGAAATCAAACCTGCTGAAGTACCAGCAGTAGTTGCTGCTTGAGTTCCACCTGCAGTCAAAGCTGCAATCATGGCTGCATCAGTTGCAAGAAGATATGCGCGCTGAAGTTGGATAGCCAATTGATCAAAGAAAACAGGATCAGAGCGCTCGATCAAGGAAAGATCGATTGTCTGTTGGCCAGCGTAGCGAGCCAAAGTCATTGTTGTGTAAGCAGAAGTCATTGATGTATCTGAAGGAGCATCACCAATTGTATTTGCAGCAACTGTTGGAGCAGTAGAAGAACCGCCACCAGCAGAAGTGATCATTGCAGGGATATTGATTTGAAGACCAGAAGCAGGTGCTGCCTGGCGAGTTACGGCATCAATTGCAGGACGGCCAAAGTTTGTATTGGATACAAAGTTAGCGAGGTACTGGATTGGATTGAATGCGCCGTTATTTGAAAGAGTATCAGAAGCTGTAAGTAGTGAGCGATCTTCTGCTGCAGATACCCATAGCTTTGAATCGTCATTGCCAAGTGCTGCCTTAACTTTGTGTTCTGTGTACTTACCCATAGAAGTGATTCCATGACGTACACGTGTGGTTCCATCACCGTAAGCTGATGAAGCTTTGATGACTGGGCGTGAGGCTTCCGCCGCTACTGCTGCTGCCTCGGTTGTTGCGGCTGTGTCTTGCGACATCGGAGCCTCACTTTCGTTGGATGATTGGGTTTCTTGGTCTTCTAAGGCTTGCTCGATCACTTGAAGTGTTTTCAATTGATCTGCCGCATTAGAAATTTGATCGATGAGTTCGGACTCTTGTTCTTCAATTGTCTGTTCAACCATGTCGTCTTCGCCAGCGGCCGCAATGACTTCTAAAACTCGAGCTGCGCTGAAGGCGGGAGCCTCGACAAGAGAGACTTCTTTGAGATTGGCTGAACTAACTACCAAAGTACCGTTTTTCATTTCGCGTGAAGCAAGAACTTCTACGCCTACTGAAAGACCGGAAATAAGATCCTCTGATGCCATAAGTAGTGCATCAGTACCTTTAGAACTAGCACTAACTTTAAAAGTGCCAAAGATTCCATCTGGAGTTTCTTGAAAAGATTGAGCGCGTCCTATTGGATCATTTGAGTTATGTTGCGCGAGCAACTTAATCTGTGAAGGTTTAGGGATCGCTATTGAACCGCGCTCAAAAATGACAGGTCCGACACTTGTCGTCCCTACAGCACCAAACGGTACGATTTGACCTGAGATAATACGACGACCAGCATCGCTCGCCTCGATTGGGCTACTGAATGTTAGTAGAGTCGGCTTCATTGCTTCCATCTGGTGTCAGTCCTTCCATTTCTTTGGCCTGATTGAGATCGATAAGTTGTAATCCGAGAAGTTTCTCGACTACTGCTAAGCGATCCATTGGGTTGGCTCGCAAGAATGTTTCGTCGGCGGCAAAGCGCACAACTTGACCGCGTGGAGTTAAATCATCTAAAGAAAGACGATCTTCGACGGCGGATATGAAAGGTTGGAGGGTATATGCGAAAAATTCTTTTCTGGCATCAAGAACGTTTTGATATGTATTTGAACGCATTGTCTCAGCTGAGATCATGTATGGCGGGACGTTCATCGCACGGCATATTTGAGTACTGAGGAATTGCGCGGCCTCGTTGTACATCATGTCCTTGGGTGCGAACTGAGTAGGCACATATTCTAAAGTAGAAGTTAAATAAGCAGTAGCACGATTTTGACGTGCATTCTTCCAAGTTGCAAGTAATCCTTGAATTTGTGCATCGGGAAGGTCGGCGCCTGTATTTTTAAGATATCCCGATGGTTGCGGTGTTTGGGAAGCAATGTTTGCAGCTCGTTCAATGTCAAGTGCGGATTGAATTGTGCGACCCGCGCGCATAAGAACACCTTGATCAAGCGCTTGGAAAGTAATAAGAGATCCAAGGCCTTCCATTGGAACCTTTTCACCATTGATCATGTAATAATCAACTTCGGTTGAATATTGATTGTACTTGGTGCTTACGCGTGTGTTTTGAATCCATTCAAATCGTGATGGGCGATTGTCATCAGCATAAACCTCTGTAACACGCCAATATGATATTCCATAAAATATAAGGCTATCGATTGTCCAGGCTAGAGTCACAGAACGTGGCGCGCGAAGATCTGGTTGCTTAATCCATGACGGCGATAAAATTTCTTTGCCAGTTGTATCTGAATAAACTTCTAACGGAATAGATGCAATGGTCGATGCAATGAGGTTACGACAAGCTGCCACCGCGGGCACGGACATAGCTGCTTGACGATCAACTGCAGAACCCCAGTTGTTTGGACCGCCAAAAGAACCAGCGAAATATGAAGAACCGTAAGGTGCATCATAAACGGCAGGAGCATATTGGGCTGTGATATCTTTTCTGCGTTGAAAGCCTAAAGATGACAAAATTCCCATAGTTGGACACAATACACCATATTTGTCAAATTAGTGGACAACTCTCGGCGTGTTGTCTAGGAATAGATAGCGACGCTTGAAACTGGCTTGACAAGTTGGGAAACAATCATTGCGGTAGCAATCGGGGCATCAACTGCGCCCGCTGATTTACGTCTAACAATTCTCCATGCGTCTGAAGAATTTTTTGCGGCGCAATTGTTCATTTGCTGGATGAATTCAGCCTGACCCGAGTGAACCAAGCGATTATTAACCAAAGCATCGAGAAGATCGCTGCACGCTTGATAAAACGCAGCACCCGATACGTCCAATACCTGAACACCTGAATTTTCCAATCTGCTGGCAATCGACGCTGTGGTGTAACGATCAAAACAAACAAGGCGGGGATGATATTGATCGATCCAGCCTTTGACTTCAGCTGCAATCTTCAACTCATCCACCGCGATGTCTGATGTCCAGGTCTGGAGAATCCCCAGACCTATTTTGCCATCGGGACGGATCTGACCAGCAACCAAACTAGCGGATCTCCGAGTGACGGATACGTCGAACGCCATAATTGTAAGGGGTCCTGGCGACATTGCAAGGGAGGAATCGCTGCAATCTTCCCATGAATCCAAAGGCCATGGGCTGGATAGAGAATCCACCCATTGGCATAATAATTCAGTCCGAGTAGCTTCTACCGTGTTGGTTGCAACGGCTTCTCGAAGTGATTCTATGGAAACGGTGTAACCCAAGGCGGGATTGGCAAGTGCCCAGGCACTTTCGTCTGTTACCTTGCAATAACTGGGCGCAGAATATTCGTACCATCCAAAAGTCTGATCTGGATAAGACAACGCCCTATCCCGTAAATCGTTGAGCACCGTACTAAAAGCATCTCCGGCATTTGAGGTTGTTAAGGTCTGCGCATTAGGTCTTGCTCGAGTTACTGGACGAGCGGCTTGCCATGCTTCCTCTTTGATTTCGCGAGTTTCATCGATGTATAACAAATCCGCTGATTTACCGCGAGGGCCGTCAGAGGTCGCAGCTACAATCTCGTATCTTGCCCCATTGTTTAATTCAATAGACTCAGATCCATTGGCATAACGAATTGCTTTGACTGATTTCTTTAAATGATCGTAATTCTCAATTACCTGCGCTACTTGTCTAAAAGTATCAAGTGCCATGTTGCGGTTAGACGACATTGACACAATGTTCTTTTCGTTAAACAGGTAAAGACCTGCCAAGATCCTCATTCGAGCTAAATGGGTCTTACCCGACTGCCTGGCTACCAGCACGCCGCAAGTCTTTCTAACAAACAGCCCCTGGGAATCCACCGTGAGCATATCGTTAAGAACTAATTCTTGCCACGGCAATAAGGGCATCTCAATTGATCGAGCCAAGTCCGCGACTTCACCGCCCCTGGTATTTCCTTTTAGGAATGGCGTGTGGATGCGTGGTTTAGTTGCCCCTCGTAAGGGCGGTTTGATTTTCTTAGTCATTCGGTCGCTTTTTGTCTAGGTTGTCCTTCAAAAGGTCCAGGCAGGACTGAACCGACCGTGATCGGGGAGGGATTACCAACAAGAACAAGGGGGGTAGAAATGCCGTGCAAAAAAAGCGCTTCTGAGCGTGCGCCCTTGGCTAGGTTACAACGACGACATGAAGCCACTAGATTGTCCATGCTGTGGTCGCCTCCAACCTTGCGTGGTATTACGTGATCGACCTCTGTAGCCTGTTCGCCACAATATGAACAAATCCATTGATCGCGCTCTAGCACTCTCAATCGCTGCTGCTTCCACTTGCTACTACCTAGATCATCTTTAGCCATTAGTGCCATCCATATTTCTGCCAATGTCGATACGCTTTACAAGCATTGGGATACTGACCATCTCTACCATATCTGTGTGCTATGTATGTAAGCGAGTAGTCTACCTGCCTATAACCAGGTAAATCTTTTACTATTGGGTTATTAAGTTGACCTATCCCATAGTGATCACCATTACGAGCTGTAGTTCTCCAATTACTTTCCTTGATGAAGAGCTTGTTTATACAAGTGAATTGGGTTTTAGATAGTTGTGCTTTTGTATAAGCCTTTACGTCCATATGCGGTAAGACTGCATCTGCAGTCGATACCGCTACTAATGCGTTTAAGCATAGAGATAGGCCAATAACTCGTAGCAACGAACTCGCGAGCAATCCGCTGAAGCGGCTCGCGTTCAGGCTTGCGAGAGCCTGTCGCTTGCTAGAGTGTAGTCCCTCTGTCAATAGATCTTTATATAAGTGCTGGTCAGACGGCGTGTCGCCTAGCCGTTTCGACCAATGTTTAAGCAAATTGAACAAACTCGATTGGGTACTGTCCATGATCCACATCCTTCGCATCTAGCTATTTCTGTGCTTGCGAATCCGGCAGATCTAAGTAAATCCACCGCATCTTTCAAGCTCATCATTACGCCATAATCCTCTGGGTTTTCACCTTGGCCATTAAATCGCATTACCACTATTGACTTTTGTTTGTTGGCTCTAGCCTTAGATTGGTCTAACCATGCTTTCGGGTTGAATGCAGTTCTTGCTTTGACTTCGACGTCAAATGGCACGTTTAAGACATCTGAGCCAGGACGACCAGCACCCGCACTAACCGCCCCGACCCAGAATTCAGCTAAATAGTCAGCAACGAGTTTTTGAGTTCTCATGCCTCGATGCTTTCTATGTTGGCTAACCATTGACTGTGTGACACCTTTCGCAAAGCCATAGATAATCAATTGTTTTGTCTGGATCCTTGATCATTTTTCCACCTTTGAAAGGTTTTGGCTCATTGCATAAATCACACAACGAGTAAACTGTGCCTACTGGATCAGGGTATTCGCCAAAGACGACTGAATTGCCATCTCCATCAAAGATCTCAAGATATCCCATCAGGCTTTGACCTTGCCTTCACCTATTGGCCGATCCCATGCTGATAACCATTCAGGGGCGCATTGCTCGGCCTTTGGTGCTACGCAGACATAACCAAAATATGGCTTGCCAGTCTTAGCAGAAGTACCTGACTTCTCCTGCATTGCACCATGCTTGCAAGTGCGCTGAGGTTGTACTTCTGTAGCGTTCAATTGTTCTTTAATTAGATCAATCGATGATGGCAGGGTTGCTGGTTCTGTTGTCCAAACGTCATCAGCTGTGGGGTTATCTTTTGCTGACACTCGGATAACCTTCGTCATCTCTTCGCGAGAAGGTCGCTTACCCCTAGTCGCATAAGTCGCATTCGCAAGCGCGCGACCGATCGCTGAAGTCTCGCAGTTCTCCAGAGCAGAAGTTGAGTTAACACCACGATCTGAAATCGTCTCATAAGCATGACCTGTGGTCCACGCTTTTGCATCCGCTTCTGTTCGGTAGATACGAGCCATGACAATGAATCGGCTAGCGTTAGCTTCGATAAGTTCGGTTTCAATGCGTCCATCTTCATGCTCTTTCCAGAAGCGAGCAAGCCTCTCTTGAACGGTTTCATATTCCTCCAAATTAAACATCTAGTGTCTGCTTTCCTATTGCGTAGTCCATCTGCTCATCTAGTGCCCAGAAGGATCCATCTTGGCGAGTAGAAACTTCAATTGCGCAATCATTGCAATAAAAGCGTGTGCGTCCCTTTCGTTCTGCAACTTCTGAAGTGCAAATCCAAACCGCTGGCTTTTGCGCCTTATCTTGCCATTCCTGTTGATTCTTTTTGCCGTAGCGCGCTTTGCAATAATCGCACCAACGTGAAGAATCTGTATTTCTAGTAACGGACAATTTCAACCCCCAGATCGTCGGCGATTTCAGCTGCGAGTGCGAGGTACGCAACTCCATCGACATAACTATCCCTGTGATCTGGAGTTGTGCTGAGCCTGGCGATCTTGACCAGAGCCATGCAGACCGCGACTTCATGCGGGAGGACATGACGCCCGAGATAGGTAGTCCAAAGTCCCGCAATCCGCACATGAGTGACTGTTGCAGAGCTGTAAACTCCCGCTCTATCTTCAATAGTGGACCGTGCTTCGTCGAGGATATCATCAGATCTCACGACTCACCATCGCAATTGATCGTCCGGCACGATAACCATCGCGTTTTCCATCTCTGAACCCACGACCGTAGCCGATTAATGAATAAGTTGAACCGATAAAGATTGTCCAAACCCAGAACCATAAATTAGTTAACACTTGTAGCCCTTCCATAAGTATCTAACCAAAACGCTTCGATCATCTCTTTAGATAACCGACCGCGAAGCTGAGGCTTTCCCATGCGTTCCCTCGCGAATTTTCTAATAATTGAGGCCTTTACATAATGAGTTCCATCTGTGTAAGCCCCAGATTTCTCGTCGAATTTAATTGCCACGTGAACCCACGTATTCCCTAGTTCGAAATACAGGGTATTCGCAGCGGCAATTGCCAGTACCCAAACCACAGGACTGGCATACGATGAGCAGAATTGCCATTGTTCGACCTCTTTTCGTAATTCAATTCGAATTACTGGTATGAGCGTCGCAGTCAAATGGCATTTAATCAATCTTTGTGTCGGCGTGTCGCGACTTTAATTCGAATTAGACGTAGGTCTTTCCACAGGCAACGAAAGAACCGTCTTTATTAATTGGAATTAGGGTAGGAGTAATCGTCTTTCCATTGGATTCCAGGATTGCAATACCCATCTGCCAGTTAGCCACGCCTGAACGCAAATAAGCGGCTTTACCCTTGGCCATAAGGTTTCCTACCTCTATCCCGTATAAAGGTCTGTAATGGCTTCCTATGCCCTCTGAATAGGCACTCATGCCAAGTCTGTGGGTATGCCCGCAAACAACGGATTTACCTATTTTTCTTGCAAGATTAAGGGCAGTAACTCCAGCGTTGGGATTGATGTTTCCTTCGTCTCCGTGAGCAAGAATCCAACCTGGTTCAAACTCGTATAACTTTTTGTGATAATTGATGCCCATAGTTTCAAAGTCCATGAACCTGGAATATTGCAATTCAGGCAAAGAAATCAAACCTGGGACTTTTAATAAAGTGTTGTATAAACGGTCTGTATGATTGGATCGAACGACATGAGCTTCTTTTGAATGCTGGGTTAATTCCCAGAGGATCTGTTGCGCCGATTGACGATCTTGATGAATTGATTGCTCATAAGCCAAAGGCGTGTGTTCAGCCCAGCGACTAATAGTTTGAAAATCGATCTCATCTCCAACGCATAGAACAGAATCAAACCGCTCTCGTCGTGCGAGTCGGATGACGTTTTCAACTGCTCGTTCATGGTGGAATGGGATTTGCAGATCGCTGATTACCAGGTATCGCTTAATCTAATCCTCGATGTCGTCGAAGTCATCACCAACAGGCTCAAGGCCTGGGAATAGCCAATCTGGAAGCGGTGACTTTGCTTCCGCGAACCACAACGCATCTTGATTAGATAATCCTGCATTTCGCAATGATTGGATTAGCTCTTCAACAGCCCATGCCCACTCTTCTAAAGGAGTAGGAAAATCAACCTCAGTTGCTTTAACTGCTGTGACTTTTTTCACTGGCTTTTTACGTGGTGTTGGCATGGCTTTATTGTCCTACCTATTCTCTAATAAACGCATCATTTCTTCTTGGCGTGTCTCGATTCTTGCAAGGCGATCAGCTAGTGAAGATCCAGAGTTAGGCGTTAAAGTCCAAAGCCAACCCTTCACCAGCCAGCGAAGTCCGGTCAGAATGGTCGCAAGTATAGCTGCAATTGCGGCAGCAAATACTGCCCACTCTTGCGGCGTCATTTCTTAGGAGTTGGATTACCACCTGCGAGCAGAAGAGAAACAGCGCTAGATAGCATTACCCGATAGTTAAGATCAAAATTAGTTGCTTGCCAAGTGACAAGAAAACCTGTCAAGGCCATTGCTATTTGCTTGCTTGTTAGTTTCATTTGTCTCCTAGTATTTTGGGTGGATAACGCTACGGATATCGGCTAATTGACGAACTCTTTGATAGACACCATCGCCATTGGTTCTTGATGAATCTCCTGTGTTGCCTTCGATGGTTACAACAGTTTTTGTTTTAGGGTTGAAATCTTCTATCGCGATGCCTATATGTTCAGGTTTGCCAACTTTGTGAAAGTCAAATAGAACCAAGTCGCCTTTTTTAGTCAAACTTGGATTAACAATTATGCCCTTAGTTTTAGCCCATTTTTCTATTTCTATGCAACCAGCAGATTTGATCAATCGATTGCTTAATTGACATTTGTCAAGTACCCAGCAAACAAAAATGGCACACCAGGGTTGATTATTTAAATTAAACCAAACGCCGTATTTGTTGTCGTTATTGTCGCCTTCACGGTAGCCCAATTCTTTCTTCGCAATGAGGACGATCTGATTGACCGCCCCGACCATTACTCTTTAATTATTTCGTGAGATGCGTCAGTGCAAGTCCATTGGCAAGTGGCCTCATCTAATGTAACGCCTAGTGGATGGCATTGAAGTTTTGGCGCAATGAAAGCATCGCGAGATTGGTCGTAAGTAAAACCAATGCCAGCATAGTTTTTGCGGATCTTGCCATTGTAGGAAGTACGAACACATTTCTGGCCTCTGAAGTTTCTGTACCATTCTTCAGGGGTTATGTCATCAATCAATTCAGATTCATCAACGCCAGTAATAACTTCAGTGACGCAGTTGTTGTCGTCTAAGAATGCGTAATGTGCCATTATACCCAACTCACATTTCCAGTACCTGCGGTAATTGTTGTCACTTTATTTGCACCCACTGTTGCAGTTGATCCAGTAAGTCCACCGCCGATAGTTATTGTGTTGCTGCTTGGATAACTTAGAATTACTACACCTGAGCCGCCTGAGCCGCCTGCGAAACCGCCGCCGGTATTGGCATAACCGCCACCACCGCCGCCGCCGGTATTAACAGTGCCGGCAGTGCCTGTATTTGTGCCGCTATCGCCGCCTTTTCCGCCGCCGCCTGAGCCGCCTGTGCCTGCGGTACTTTGATAGCTTCCAGCACCACCACCGCCGGCATAAGTGATCGATGAACCAGAGATTGAACTGGCAGTGCCGTTTGCACCATTTTTACCTGTTGCAGTAGCTGAAGCACCGCCGCCGCCGCCGCCGGCATAATCTCCACCAGTGGTTGATGTAGCACCATTATTACCTTGAGAAGGAGAGGTACTTGGTGTATTTCCGGCTCCGCCCGAACCAGCGTTTGTGCCGGTGCTTGTATCTGTTGAACCGCCGCCGCCTGAACCGCCTGTGCCGCCATTGGTACCGGTTGACACGTTATTACCTGCACCGGCACCATAACCACCACCGGTTGAGGTGATTGTTGAAAATGATGAATCAGTACCTTTGGTGCCAACAGTGCTTGATCCACCTGCACCGCCGCCGCCAATGGTTATCGAATAATTTGTGGACAATGAGCAAGTTAAATTTGATGTGCGAAATCCACCTGCACCGCCGCCACCGCCGCGTTGAAAACCACCACCACCACCACCAGCTACAACTAAATAATCCACCGATACAGTATTTGCTTTGTAGGGTGCAAGGATTCCCGCGACAATATTACCGATCATTATGCAATCGATCCCATGATGTACCAAGTATCTGTTGCGGTTTTAATACACGCGGCAGATTTGTACTGGCCAAGAGTCGGCTGAGCAGCTGTGGCACCTGCACTGAGCACGGTAGTAGTACCGCTGGTCACTGCGCTAATTGTGCAAGTTCCAGCACCAATATTGAGCACGGTGATCACGGTTCCTACTGGATGCGCCACCGAAGCATTGGTTGGGATCTTAAAGGCGTTTGCTGAGGCGTTGCTCATGGTGACGAGCACCTGATATGAATCGCTTAACACGGTGGTGTAAGTCGTGCCTGTTTGAGTATTGAGAGTATAAGCAACGAGGCCATTGAACATCGATGCTGAGAGGACGTCTCCTGTTGCTGCTGGAAAGCCTGTTGCCATTTGTGCTCCTTAATAGGCCATAGTTGAGGTTCCAAGGATACCGTAAAGACTGGATCCTATAATGAAACCATCAATAATTGGCTCAAGTGTTTGAAGTGTCGTAAACCAAGAATTCGGGGTGATTTCATGGGTAATGCCTTGAACCTGGAGGGTCTTGACAATGGTAGAACCACCAGGAGAATTTGCTGTTATTTTGACTTGATCAAAGTATTGAAGGGCAAGAGC